ATCTAAGATTCCAATCTCAGTATCTTGGGATGGTGGTGTCGAAAAGAATTCTGGTCTACTTGAAGTTGCGTTGGCTGGTGGGTATGTTATCAAACCAAGTAATGGTTGGTACTCTCGTTGTCACGGCACCGAAGCAGAAGATAAGAAGTTCCGTATCAAGGACACTTTGTCCAATGAGTTCTGGGCACCTATTTTTGAAACAAGCGATTTCGCTACATTCCTACAGAAGACTTATCAGATAGGATATCAAAGCGAGATCAACCCTGAATTGATTGTAGAGGAGTCATTTGCATGAAAACATTAGATCTAGATAAACCTTCTGAGAACATCGACTACAAATTAGTACCTACCGTAGTCGATGGTAAGGACGCATGGAATGTTGATCTTCTTCGCTCTCCTTTCGGTGACGTAACAATCCGTTTTGAAAATGTACGAATTAATGGTGAAGAGCAAAACATAAGTTTTAGCTTCGAAGTGGTTGACACAGACGACACAAGCGTGTATAATAGTGATCATGTTGCATTGCAAGAGTTCGCCAGTGAAGTGTTAGGGGACATCCTAGACGCAGCGATAGATACTGGCTCATTATATAAAAAGGATACACATGACGGACATCAATCTACAGCAGACGATTCTACGGAATCTACTGACTAACGATCCCTATATGAGGAAGGTCGCCCCTTTCCTCTCACCTGAATACTTTGAGGGTACTTACAAAAGTATCTTCAAAGAGTTCACCGCCTATATCGCGAAGTATAATAACCTTCCTTCCAAAGAAGCACTCAAGATTGAGATTGATTCTGAGGATAGAATGTCGGATGAGCACTATCGTCACACTATGGATATTCTTCCGGATATCTTCAAGTATGCCGAAGAAGACATGGACTGGTTAACTGAACGTACTGAGAAGTGGTGTCAAGACCGTGCAGTATTCAATGCAGTGATGGAGTCAATCTCTATCATCGATGGTAAACACCAAGAATTATCTAAGAATGCAATCCCCGAAGTATTGTCCAAAGCACTGTCAGTGTCCTTTGATACTAACATTGGCCATGATTATCTAGAGAGTGTTGATGAGCGGTGGGATTTCTATCACACTGATGAAGAACGTCTTCCTTGGGACTTGGATTACTTCAACCGTATTACTAAGGGCGGTCTTCCTAATAAGACGCTTACTGTCGCACTTGCTGGTACTGGTGTTGGTAAATCTCTGTTTATGTGTCATGCCTCAGCGGCAGCACTTACTCAGGGTAAGAATGTATTGTATATTACGATGGAGATGTCCGAAGAACGTATCGCAGAAAGAATCGATGCTAACTTACTGAATGTCCCTATCGACCAGTTAGGAAATCTCAGCAAGGACATGTTCACAGATCGTGTTAAGGGTATCGCTGAAAAGACTAATGGTAAGTTGATCATTAAAGAATACCCGACTGGTGCGGCAAACGCGTCTCACTTCCGTGCTTTACTTAACGAGTTGAAACTAAAGAAGAAGTTCACAGCGGACATAATCTTTATCGATTACTTAAACATATGTTCGTCTGCTCGGATGAAAGCCATGGGGGGTTCTATCAACTCATATACATATATTAAGTCTATCGCTGAAGAATTGCGTGGACTTGCTGTAGAGTTCAATGTTCCGGTGGTATCCGCCACCCAGACTACTCGCTCTGGCTACTCTAACGACGATGTGGGTCTAGAGGATACCTCTGAATCGTTTGGACTGCCAGCGACAACTGACTTGATGTTTGCACTCATTAGTAATGATGAACTAACTGCTAATGGACAGATATTAGTCAAACAATTGAAGAACCGATACGGTGATCCCAATGCCCACCAGAGATTTGTGGTAGGTATTGACCGTAGTAAGATGAGGTTGTTTGATGTGGATCAAAACGATTCACCACTAAATAAAGAAGTAGATCATGGCCCAGTTTTTGATAACTCTAACTCAGGCCAACGAATTTCCGCAGAGAAGTTCGAAGGTTTTACTTTATAAGGAATCTATAATGGATCCACTTACACATACTATATTTGTATTATGTCTTATGTTTGTTGCTAATATAATAGGTAAAAAAATGGGAAGACAGGAAGGGATTTCCGCCGCGGTTACCTACCTGATAGAAATGGGAGCAGTCAGTGACGATGCTTTGAAACGTGCTAACGAAAAATATGAGGAAGGTGATTACTAGTCATGAGTGAAGTTGTAATTCGTAATAAAGAAATTTTGAGTGTGCTGAATGGATTCTCTGATGAGATGTTGTCCAAACCATCCTATAACGATGAGAAGTACTGGACGTACAATGAGCGTAGTGATATCACTAAAGGTGACTACTACACTTCTCGTTTATACTTAGACGAATGTCTTTCAAGATATCCTGAACTAGTAGGCCCACCGGATCGATACTTTGCACAACCTATATCTAAAATGGTTCGTGAAGATAAGGAAATGTGGGGTGCGTTTATGCAGAAGGTCAAATATGACTTCGCTGCAGAAATTGGTGCACATACATCCGCATTACTTTCATACTATCCGCCAGGCGGTTTTGTTGGTTGGCATAACAACTATGATGCGAGTGCGTATCAAGTATTGTTCACGTGGTCAGAAACCGGAGAAGGGTATTTCGAATACTACGATAAAAAGACTGATCAAATTACTCGTATCCATGATGTGCCTGGCTGGCAATGCAGACACTATTACTTTGGTTCGAGAGAAGAAGAAGATTTACATTTTTGGCATGCTGCTTATGCAGGGTGTCAGAGAATCACACTAGCCTACAAGTTTGTTAATGGTGGTAATGTGAACAACCCCGAAGATGCGCAAGCGAGAGCAATGCGTGATATGTTAATTGATGAGATAGAGAGTGAATAATGAAGACTAATGATGTAGTAACAGTAGTGACAGTGAGTGGTGAGTACGTGGGTCGTTTGGCAGAGTCTAGGCAAGATGCTGATGGTATTATAACGTTGAAAGATCCACGCATGTTGATCAACGGAGAACAAGGCCTCGGTTTCGCCCGTGGTGTTTGTATGACCAGTGAAGAAAATCCTGATGATGTGATATTTCAACAATATGTATTATGTACTAAGACAAACCAAGCATTCGCTGATGCTTGGACTGAAGCAACTAGTGGTGTGAGGATTGCAGTATGATAGGCCCAGATAAAGAAAAAGTCGCAGCTGCGGTACGAGAGATGTCTGATAGCATGTTGCGTATTGACGCAGAGAAAGAACTGATGAAAGATATTGTTGATGTCACTGCTGAGAAGTACGAGATTGACAAGAAACAATTCCGCAAGATTGCTAACATATTTCATAAACGAAACCTAGAAGAAGCTCGTACGGAAACTAATGAGGTTTTTGAACTTTACGAGGAGTTGTTTCAATAATGTTACTAACTGCTGGATGTAGTTTTGTATGGGGGGATGAGTTAGAAGGATTTGACCAAGATCCCCCTAGTCACTGGGGACTCACTTTCACTTCAATACTTGCTAGGAAACTAGGTATTGACTATGTGAACCGTGGTATATGTGGTGCCTGTAACGATAAGATCTTTAGGGAAGTTACAGACTTCCTTCATAATGATGATAATCGAGGTAAGGTAACTCATCTGGTAGTTATGTGGTCTGCATGGCAACGTGCAGAAATCGTAGAGTATATGCCAGCGGATCGTGACGTTAAGATTGGTAGACAGATCGATGTTACACAGTATTCAGAATTGCGTACAGAGTTGATATACTGCGATAAAAAAAGAGCTAGTATGAAAAAGTGGTATGATACTGCATATGATTCTAAGACAGATATCATGCACACTCTCAGTATGATGAAGGCACTTGAGATCATGTGTGATGCAGCTGGGATAAAATTAATCCAAGGAGTATTCCATACAAGAAACTGGACTAACATTATGTCTATATTGACAGATGCATTAGGATTTGAATCTAATACTCCGCTTAAGAAGAAAGATCTTATAGGGTCTATACCAGACTACCGTAAATGGTTAACAGATTCTATAGGTAGTTTAAAAGACACTAGTCGAGTTGGGATGGGTCGTGGTGATGATATGTTCACTATTTGTAGACGTATAGACGACATGAAAGAATTCGGTCATCCAGGCGAGAAGACTCAAGTAATATTCGCAGACTTTCTACATGAAACATTCGCTAAGTCAAGTCAATAAAACGTATAAATATAACCAGTATAATATAACTTTGGAGTAATCACATGAGTGATACAGCAATCGCAGTTGGTATTTTTGTAGTAATCGCAGTACTAGTAGGTGTATGGTATAGCAAACGTGGCGAGAATGTTCGATATGTTTCTTCTGGGCCGTCTAAAGAAGAAATCGCAGCGCAAAAAGAAAGATTCTCTGCACTAACTATCAAAGAACTTAAAACTTATATTCAAACTAAGGGTAAGTCTGGTCGTCTTCCGACAAAGAAAGCAGACCTAGTCGAAGTTGCATTACAGTTATGGACAGGACAACCTTGGTAATGAAAACTTTTAAATCCTTCTTAAATGAAGGAGTCAATGACCCAGCAATCTTCAAGGCAGTTTTTCTTGCAGGCGGGCCTGGATCAGGTAAGTCTTTCATAGTCGGTAAGACAGGGTTAACCTCTATGGGTTATAGAGTGAGTAATTCTGATGATGCGTTCGAAGCTGCACTGAAGAAAGCTGGTTTAGAAATGAGTCCTGAAAATATCTTTTCTATTAAAGGACAGGAACTTCGAGGCAAGGCGAGCGCAATAACTAAAACTAGACAGACTATGTATATTAAAGGTCGGTTGGGATTAGTCATCGACGGTACAGGTAAGAATCTTGAAAAGATGAAGACCCAAGCAAAAGATCTTAAAAAGATTGGATATGATGTTGCGATGATATTTGTCAACACTGACCTAGAAACTGCTATGGCTAGAAATCGCGCAAGAGCAAGAAAACTACCCGATGATATGGTCAAAGAATATTGGCAAGAGATCCAAAATAATATAGGTGCGTTTCAGACTTTATTCGGTAAGAAGAACTTTCTAGTTGTCGATAACTCAGATGGTAAAGACTATCAGGCCGAAACTCTTCGTGCATATAAAGACGTAACAAGATTCACTGAGGCGCCTGTCGATAACGCCAAATCTAGAAAGTGGATTGCCTCAGAAAAGCAAAAGAAAACTCGATAATAAATAATTGACACGAGAAGTTCATTGTAGTATAATGACACTCTAACACAGAGGAACTACAATGAACTACCAGTCGAATCTCGCTAAAGAATATGTCTTCCTACTATCTAAGGTAGGCGACAATCCCACCCCCAAACAACAAAAGAAATTAGATAAACTTCTAAAACTTTTGCGAAAAACTGTTTGACATTCGTCTAAAATACCTGTATAATAACTCTTCAATCTTAGGAGAACTTTATGGTGCGTTTATATATCTCGATTTCTATTCTTGCCTTTTTAGGTTACATTAGTTTTGTTCATGCAGAAACCCCTAATATCCAAGACGAACTAGAACTTGAATGTCTCGCAATGAATATATACCATGAGGCAAGAAGCGAAAGTCTTGCTGGACAATATGCAGTCGCAGACGTTACTCTAAATAGATTACAGGATAGACGATACCCATCAACGATATGTGGTGTTGTCAAACAAGCTGTATTGAGTCAGTGGGGTATCGACAGGGGACTAGAAATACCAAAGAAGAATATGTGTCAGTTCAGTTGGTATTGTGACGGTCTCTCTGATGAACCGTTAGAAACATACTCTTGGTTACGTGCAAAAGATATTGCACATGATATGATGTACTATGGCAAGCATAATGGTTTAACAGAAGGATCTACGCATTACCATGCTAACTATGTAAATCCGACGTGGAGTTACCACGAAAAGATGAGACTTATAGGTAGGATTGGTGATCACATTTTCTATAAAGAGGAATACTAATGACAATCGATTATGCATCACTTCCGACGGATTTATTCTCGGAAGACACGGACGTAGATAATGCATATATACTATACGATCACACAGGCGGATTAATCTGTGTGTACGGTGACGCAGAACGGGCAATAGATCGTGCCGCAGAAGAGATCACCAAAGATTACCAGTATGATACTGTACATGTTGATGTGTTCGATTGGG